TCGAGGGCCGCGCCAAACTCGTGGGACGATTTTGTTGCCGCCTTTGAGCTCTATTCAGCCGTTCACCGTAACGCCTGTGTGCAAGCCACGGCGGATAAGATATTCGTCCAGCAGGGGAAGGCGCAAAACTGCGCCGAGCTCTCTGTTTTGTTTTCCAATGCAATCAAAACGGCCAACGAGCAGGCGGCCAAGAAGTAGGAGATATCGACTATGGGTACCAACAACCCGAACCTTCCAACCAACTGCCGCTGTGACGAGGAGGCCATTCAGTACCTCGCGTCCATGGTGCAGGCTCTCAAGACGAACACGTACATCACCAAGACTGGTGCCGGCCCGTTCACGCTGACGGGCACGGAAATGGTTGGAGGTACTGTTGAGTTCAGCGGCAGCACTACCGCTGTTGTTGTCAACACGGATACCGCGGCGAACATTCAGGCGGCCATGACTGCGATTGACCCCAACGCCGGTGTCGGGTCGACGGCCAACATGACGCTGATGAATGATAACACCAGCTCCGGTGCGATCACTGTTACCGCCGGTGCCAACGTTACCATCGTTGGCGTTGCCACTATCGCGATCGGTGTCTATCGCCGCTATTCGATCAAGTGGACTGCGGCAACTACTGTGTCGGTCACTTTGATCGGCTAACACTTTCCTCCCAAGAGACTACTCCGGGGCTACGGCCCCGGGGGCTTTTTAACCGGTGGCCTAACACCCACCCGTAGATGTCCGCACCGCGAGACGCCGTGCCGGCAAGGAGATTATTTTTATGAATACGGTTACGAAAGCATCTGACCTTCGGCCGAATACCAAGCCTGTAGACCCCGATGTGAAAGTCCCTGCCGCTGTGCAGCGTGCGGCCGCAGCAGCAGCAGCAGCTCAGGCCGCCGCCTACCCCGAGAGCCAGCCGCCCGTAACCCCGCCGGCGCCGACTGACACCATTACAATTATAGAGCAGCCGCCTGCAACGCCGCCTGTTCCGCCTGTTCAGACGCCCCCTGTTACCCCTCCGGGTAATGAGCCCCCTCCTGTAGAGACGCTGGAGCACAAGCTCAGGTCATCCGAAGGTCGGCGCGTGAGGCTTGAGACGTTGCTTGCACAGGCGAACGATCGTATCAGCGCGCTTGAGGGCATTATTGCAGACCAACAGGCGGCACCTGCTCCCGCGGTATCTCCACCGGCGCCTGTCGCCACTGCGGCTAGACTGATTACTCCGCAGGAGGAGAGCGAGTTCGGTAACGAGATGCTCGATGTCATGGGGCGTCGGGCACGAGAGATCGTATCGCCGGAGCTCGAAGAGTTGCGCAACACAGTGCGTACCTTGGAGAGCAAGCTTACCGGTACGGTCACCGAGGTGAAGCGTAGTGCACGACAGGACATGTTGTCAGCGCTCGATGCCGGTATGCCGGAGTGGCGGCAGGTTAACGATATGCCCGAGTTCAAGACATGGTTGGCCTTGCCCGATCCGTATTTTGGTGTTAAGCGTCACAGTGCGTTACTTTCAGCATTCGAGAAGAACGACACTTCCCGTGTACTGAATTTCTTCAGAGGCTTCGTTTCTGAATTGGCTGCTACGGCCCCCGACGACGCTCTACCGGCTCCGATACCGCCCGCTGCAGTACAGCCGGCCAAACCCGGACTAGAGAGCTTGGCGGCCCCGGGCAGAGCCAGAACACCGGCGCAAGTTAACGCCCCGGCGGAGAAGCAGATCATCACAACGGCCGATATCAATGCGTTCTACGCTGCGAAAGCGCGTGGCGCGTATAACGGGCGCGAAGCGGAGTTTGCTGCTCTCGAGCAGGAGCTCTTTAAGGCGCAACGTGAAGGCCGCGTCAGGGCTTCCTAGATATCTGGGCGGCTCGTCTTCTTCAGCAAAGGGTGAAGCGCAATGGCGTTTCCGGTCGCAACGGGGGCAACTACCCCTCCAATCTACCCGGCGGGTTCCGCCGGCAACGGTCTCTCCGGCACCGGTTACATCCCGGAAATCTGGAGCGGCAAACTCATTGAGAAGTTCTACGCCAGCACCGTGCTGGCGGCGATTTCCAATACTGACTACGAAGGCGAGATCAAGGCGCATGGCGACAAGGTGCATATCCGCACCAAGCCGACCATTACCATCCGCACTTATTTGGCGGATGCGGCCCTCGAGCTCGAGCGTCCGCAAGGCAATCAGGTCATTCTGAACATCGATCAGGGGCAGTATTTCAATACGATCCTTGACGACGTGATGAAGGTCCAGAGCGATATCAATCTGATGTCGATGTGGTCGGACGACGCCGCCGAGCAGATGAAGATCGTGATCGACCGGGCTGTGCTGCTCGGCCTCAAGGATCAGGCAGTAGCGGCAAACCGCGGCTTGACTGCAGGGGCGATCACCGCTGCGATCAACCTCGGTGTGACCGGTACGCCTCTCGCGCTGGTGGCGGCTTCGCCTACCGTGGGTCAGGTCGACATTCTGGACTGCATGATGCGTCTTGGTCAGGCCCTTGACGAGCAGAACATCCCGGAGACCGGTAGATGGATCGTTATGCCGACGTGGGCTGCGGTTCTCGTCAAGCGTTCGGAGCTGCGGCAGGCTTATCTGTCCGGTGACAGCGTCTCTATGCTGCGCAACGGTCGGATCGGCATGGTGGATCGGTTCACACTGTACACCTCGAACCTCCTACCGTTCGGTACCGCGGCGAGCCTTGCGGCCGGCGAGTTCATCATCTACGCGGGCCACGCCCACGGGCTGACGTTCGCGTCTCAGATGACGCAGATGGAGACGCTGCGTTCTGAGCTGACTTTCGGTCAGGTCATGCGCGGGCTTCAGGTCTACGGCTACAAGGTGCTCGACGGCACCGCGATCGCGCAGGCCATCGTCACCAAGGTCTAAGACGAGGGGCCGGGTAACACCGGCCCTTCACACTTTATGACTTGAGGGTGTCATGGCGGGATTGAATACAACGGCTGACTATGTGGCGCAGGCGCGAGAGCTCTTGCAGGACGTAGTAAACAGTCCTTACAGATACTCTGATACAAGTCTTCTCAACGCACTTACGAATGCGTTCCCGGAAGCCAAGAAGCTTCGGCCTGATCTATTTCTCACCACAGCGCTACAAACGTTTACGACTGTAGATACCACCGCGGTAACGTTTGATCCGATGTACCGTATGGCTCTGGTCTACTACATGGTCGGAATGGCGCAATTACGTGATGACGAAGAGGTGCAGGATCAACGCGCGGCTGCATTCTTAAGTATGTTCGCCGCCAAACTCGGAACGGTGTCCTGATGGCAGTCGGTCTCGATGTCCAGCGCCTCATGAACAACGCTCGTATTCGCCTTCCCGGGGCGACTGACGACGCGATCCAGTATGCGCTGTTCGTAGTGATGGATGACTTTTTCAAAGGCTCCAATACGTGGCAGGAAGACGTCGATGTATTTGTGCCGGGGGGTGATCCAGCTGGTACTATCTATCAGCTGGTTACCCAGAGCTCGTCCACGATCGACAGGCTGATGTGGGTGTTTCAGAAATCAACAAGCCCCAGTTTTATGCGTGGTCCTGCGATTTCAGCGTCCATGTCTACGCCCGGTGAGCTGGTCCTGACGACGCAACCGAGTTCAGATATTACATATACAGCCACGTTAGCACTTACAGTGCAGGACCCCACGACGCGCGACGGCTATGTACAGTTCCCTGCATGGGTGCTTGCCAAGTATCGCAACGTGATACTTGATGGGCTGGTAGGTAACATGATGAGTCAACCGAACAAGCCGTTCTCGAATACGACGCTCTCCGTATTCCACATGCGCAAATTCAATAGCAAGGTGGCTTCGGCACGCGTAGAGATGATGCACAATAACACGTTCCGCCAACAGGCGTGGCGCTTTCCCAGTTTCAGCGGTGGGTCACAACGCGGTAATATTGGCTGGGGTGGACCGGTCTAAGGAGAGAATATGGGCAAGAGCAATTTTCTAAGTAACGCGCTGCTGAAGCTTATCTTTAATGCAACGGCGATTGCCAATATCGCTGACAACGCGGCGTCGTCTCCGCTCACAAATTTGTTCTGGGCTCTACACACCGCGGACCCCACTGCAGCTGGCGCACAGAACGCTTCAGAAGCCACGTACACCGGATACGCACGGGTGTCAGTAGCCCGCACCACCGGCGGCATGACGGCGTCTGCCGCGCAGAGTACGAGCCCCGTAGCGAACGTTGACTTTCCAATTGCTACCGGTCCTACGCTACCAACTGTGGTCGCTGTTACGTTTGCGTCTATCGGGGTGGCTACTTCCGGG